AGGATGTACGACACGAGGGTTCGAATCCCTCTACCTCCACCAACTAAAACCTCATCTTCGGATGGGGTTTTTTTATGTGGTAAAATTATTAATTAGTGTTGTACGATTATTATATTTTAGTGCACAAAAAAAGAGGTTTAATTACCTCTTTTTATATCACGATCAATATCTCGTTCTTTTATTGATTGTCTTTTATCATAAAGTTTCTTACCACGTGCCAGTGCGATCTCAATCTTAATTAACCCTTTATCATTCAGGAATAAACGATAAGGTATGATCGTTAACCCATTAATTAACTGACTCTCTAAGTTATTTAATTGTCGTTTCTTAAGAAGTAATTTACGATCTCTTACGGTCTCATGGAATGATCCATATCCATAATCCGATATATTCATACCTTTAATTAATAATTCACCATTGTTGAAGTAGCAATACCCTTCAGAGATGGATGCCTTTCCCATTCTTATTGCCTTCACTTCAGATCCTGATAGTTTTATACCTGCAATCTCCACCTGAATAAATTCATATTCAAATTTTGACTTCTTATTAATTATGTTTACAGAATTTTTCATGATACAAATATAAACAAAAAAAGGAATAGATTACTCCATTCCTTATAATTTTTTTAACTTATTAAGTTTTACCTAAAAAAAATAAAAACCTGAGATTACAGTTTTTTGTGAGAACCTTTAGTAGTATTATTGTTTCCCTACTTATCCACCATCTTTTGAATGGTATTTCTCAGTGACGATTGGTTAGACCAATCACTTCTTAAGATAACAGTTACTCTCTTATTACTTGACTCTCTCCGAGAATGCCTTCCCAGTTGGTCCTTGCGGGACTAGAGGTGTTTGGTAAGAATATCGTTAAACTTGCGGTCTAAACGATGCAATGAACGGCTCATTACTATGTAGTCACCTTTCACTGTTACCTGACGAACACTTTTGCTTTAAGTCATATCTATGATTTTACTCTTCAATGTAAAATAAAGTTTTGTGTCGTGGATTGTAGAAGTAGTGGTCCGTCGCGGGCTCCGTTATCTTTTGAACAACGGAATACTCAACTACTCCTTGAAATGTCCCCATTTCCATATTTTAAGATTACTTCGTGATTTACCCCTTGGTAGGCGATCGTCAAGGACAATTTCAGCACCACCTGTTTGTTGTCATACCTTTCGGTTTTAAGTACCCTTTAATATTGGAACACGCAATAATGGAATTGGATAATCTCATGTTTTGCAATATTCCTACGGGTTATTCCTATTGGTGTTCCCACCTCAATTAGACGACCCACATCGCCTTATCACCTAATCAGTTTCCCTACAGCGTTGCCCTCGGTACTCAAGATTAAGCGGTATCCCGCTTGTGTACTTAAGTTCAGTTACCCAAACCGCAAATCGGTTACACTTCCGACTCACTTTATCCTACTTTCGTAGTTTATTTCATGGACTATACACGGCCCAATATCTTTATCATTCTAAGATGAGATTTCTACCTCAATTACTTGTCAAAGAATCTGACAAAACTTTTCCTGAACGGATAATCTAATTTTTCAAAGAACGTTTCAGGACTTTTCCTGATTTGTTTTACAAAGTTAAGACATTTATTTCAATCTGTCAAGTACTTTGTGAACTTTTTTTAATATTTTTCTACAAACACATCTTCGGTACCGTATTTTCTCGCTTGAGCCGAAGCAAATTCGGCGTTTGGGGTATGATACGTTTTACCATCAGATCCAATGTATGAAAATATTAAATTTTCAATAACTATTGTTTCTTCACTCATAAAAAAGAGTTTTAAAGGTTAATAAATAAATGAACTGTTAATTATGATACAAAGATAATATAAATATATGAGTAAAACAAGAAAGTTATAATATTTTTTTAATTAAATCTTTCATTCTATTAATTTCTTCCACTAATTGAACGTTTTCATCTAACCCTCTTTCTTTTCTAATCTTCGCTCCAAGTTCTGGAATCTTCATTAGTGCTTTAAGGAATGCCTCAATATCTTTAATATCCGATTTCTTTGATTCCATCTTAACTTCAAACTTTGAAGATCCGGACCTTAATTTTTCTTTAGATATTTTTGTTCCATCAGATAACTCAACATTTGAATAATATTCAATTGCCCCATCTAATGATTTAAAGTCATTTATGATCTCCTTATCTTTGGTAAGTAAGTCTATGTCTGATTTTATTAAAGTTAAAATATTTTGATCTATTTTCTGAGATTCGGATGGTTTACATTTTAAGGTACCATCACTATTTACAAATTGTCTAATATTTCCACTTTTAATACCAATATGAACGTGATCATAATCACTATTAGGGAAGTCCATTACATACCCCAATAATTGTCCACATTCAACTTGATCTCCTTTTCTAACGGTAGTGTCTTTTAAGTGAGTATAATAAACACTTGGTAAGTCATTATCAGATTCAACAGTAAAACTTTCACCATATAGTTTTTTACCACCTCTTTTCTTAACACTCTGACCATAATCAGACCAAGTTATTAACTTACCTGAATTTACCGCAAAAACAGGACTTCCTATTGGTGCCTTGAAATCCCATGCATTTGCACTTTGCCATCCACTCTGTCCGGCATGAGCCCCATCAGAAGGTATGGTAACAGAATTAGGTCCCAATAACTTTTCACTTGTTGATTCCTCATTTATGATATCGTATTTCTCTAATAGTATTGTACATATAACAACGATCGCATATGGATTTGTGATACCTTTGTTTTTTAAATATGAGATTGCAGTATCTACAATAGTTTTAGATCTACCCGATAAATTACCATATGTAACTACCATTTTATTTAAAAGTAATGATTCATCCTCTTTATCAAAATCACCTTTAACTATTTCGGACCCACTAATGTATGGTTCAGGATTAACCCAATCACCATCTATTGATTTTCTAATTTCAAAATGTAAATGTGGACCTGTAGATAAACCACCACCATTGTCAAGTCCTTGACCTCCACCAGATTCGGCAATTTTATCACCCTGACCAACCTTATCCCCAACATCAACCAATCTTTCAGTTAAATGAGCATATGCTGAGTAAAATGTTTCACCATCTTCACTGTGTTTGATAATTATTAAATTACCGTATCCTTTACGGTCCTTCATGTCGGATCTAACAACCTTACCATCGGCAACTGAAAAAACATCAGTACCATCAGGAACCCCAATATCAACACCATTATGATGACCTTGAGTTCCTTTTATAGGGTGTGTTCTATATCCATAACTAGATGTTTTGGTTCCTTTACTTGATAATGGATAAGTTAATTTCATATTTCCATAAATACTTCATTATTTGAAAACCACTCAGGGACTTCTCTATTTTTCCAAACAGCAAAAGATTTTTTTGCTCCCATATAGTAATTTCTGTAAGATTGGACCACATCCATAACCTTATATTCGTCAGGCATTGCCATAGGAGGTGTGGTAAAACCAATGTCAACGATCATAGGTTTATTACATAAACACCACTCAATTACATCCTGTGATTTATGACGTTTTCCATAACGATAGGTATATTCCTTACATAACTCTAAACCAAGATCACAGAGGTATAAATAGTTAGATAAACTCTCACGAGTCCATATAGCACATGGGTGATTTTTATGCGATAATTTGTACGGGACTTGGGGGGTAACTTGGGGGGTCAAATGATGAACCCCACATAAAAGTTGAGCTGTCTCAAGGATCATTTTTACTACGTGCTTATCACAATGATATTCAGCACATTTCTTCGTGTCAAAATCTAAAAAAAATATATTCATACCACAAAGATATAAATATTTTTTTAATTACCAAATTATTGTTCTAAGTGAGTCATTAATACACCACCAAGAGAAGATGCGTGTACTTGGAGATGGTTAATAGATTCCATATCCAACTTTTTCTTACGTTTACTATAATCTAAACCTAAAGTACCAATAAACTTATCGTCAATTGATTTAATTGCAAATAAATAACCTGATTTACAATTGGTATCCTCAGCAATATACTTCAAACCAAATGTTGCAATTGTATCATCTTTAAAATCGGGGATTTCAATAACATCGTTAGTTAATAACTCGTTGATTGATTTTGAGAATAAATTAACGGGGATATTATGGAAGTTACTTTGTACCGATGAAACTCCAGGATTTACTGTTTCATACATGATTGAGAATTTGGCCATTGATTTACCTGTTGGGTAGAAATTCCCGCCATTATGGAATTGAGTAACCCATACTCTATCAGCATCAAATTCTTCTTTAATATGTTCAATTTTTGAAGTTACTAACTCACTTACACGAAGTGTTTCCTTAACCATATCGGGTTTTTCTTTTTTACCCTCTAATTTGCTCTTAATATAAAGAACACCAATCGGACCTACCACACCCGTGATAAACGCAATTATAATACCTGTTAAATTTTCAAACATATAATTTATAAATATATTATATTATAAAACTTATAAATAAAATTTATAGAGTTTATAATTATTTTATCTTTAATTTTTGACCCGGTTGGATGTTGTCCGACTTTAAATTATTCAAATTTTTTAATTTTTCTACAGTAACAGTTTTACCGTATTTTGCGGCAATACCCGAAAGAGTATCCCCTGGTTTAACTGTGTAAAATACTTTAGATAAGTCATACCCATAATCTCTGTGATAATTACTTTTGAAGTATTTATCACATTCAGGTTTTTTTGCTGCTTCAATTGGTGACTTTTTCGCCAATCTTTGACACATTTGTTTTTCCGTTTCTGTGGATTTATTAGGTTTTTTTGATGGTGTTTTTAATTCGTTGGCATATTTTAAAAATGCTTCTTGATTTCTTACCATTCTATCTGCAACCCCACCTTTATATCTTGGGTCTTTTGCTTGTGAGAAATCAATGTCCCATCCCTCCAAATATTTTTTAGCGGCCAAATCCCAATTACCTGAATTTACAGCCTTCACCCATTCATATGAAGTTTTTGCTTCACCTCTAAAAACCGTGTTAACTAATGCTCTTTGTATGTATAACGGATATTGATCATATTTTGAGAATAATATTGTTTTTGCAATATTTTCTTTTTCTTTAATATCATTTGTTAATAATTGTTCCGCCTTTGCATTTGATATCTTATTTCCCAACTTTGCTTGATCACCGGTATGGCCCCAACCAATTGTTAATTTTCCTCCGGCTTTTTGTTTTGGACTTGTAACAAAAGTTTTTGGTTTTTTTGAATCCTTATCATCAAAAACATAATGTTTACCTGTTGAGTCAACAACGGTAGATTCAAAACTTTTGATAGAATTTCTTAATTCAGAATCATCAGACATTGATTCCGTTATTAAAGTTTTATACTGATTTTCTGTTATAATAATTTTCATATAACTAATAAATATTCCGTAAATAAAAAAACCCACCTTGTGAGTGGGTTTAAATAAATGATTATTTAATAATTAAGCTTGTTTTTTAGCAATGATAGACCAAACGGCACCGACTAATGTCATAACACCACCTGTAATCTCGGTAAATAAAGCTTCATCAACAAGACCTTTCATAATTAAAATACCACCGACAAATGTCAATGCGTGTCTTGTAATTCCCAAAACTTGATCCTTAGTTAGTTTCATAATTTTTGTTTTTTATAGTTTATTGTTATCTATAAATACGACAAAAATTCTAAAACTCTTATTTTTCTTTATGGGTT